GTAGGAGGTCGTACCGGCAAGCATCGTGACCGGGGAACTCGTCGTAACGCCGGTCGCGAACGTGATGTCAGTGGACCACTGCATCACTACCTTAATATTTTGATCCTCGAACCAGTTGAATGGACGATCTAGGTTTACCTGGGGAGGGTAGGTTGTCGGCCCAGTTAATCGGGTGAGGGTAGGAGTAGAGCGAGGAATCGGAGATAGTCCTTGTGTACTTTTATTACTATGGAATGCCGATAACCCTACTCCAGACTTAAGCATTGATTAGACTCCGTGACCTAACGTGAATTCCATATTACCAATCGAAGAACCTGCAATAGTCGAGACGTAGATGTCAGTGACACCGTTGGTATCTCCACGAACTGGCATAGTGATGACTTCGACTGCACCGCTCGGGAGAGTAGGATCAGTCGTCCAACTAGCAGTACTTGCCGTAGAGACATGGCTGATCTTGTACGCACCATAGTCCGTACCGCGATTAACGATACGGATCTGTACGGGAAGGGTGACTTGACTCGCAATCAGGGTCTGAGCGCTAGCCGAAGACGTAGTAGAGACATCGACACGACTACCGAAGCGGGGGCAGAAAGGACGGAAAACATAAGCCATTACTGAGGCTCTCCATTACTAGGGGTTTGGGCTTGAGATTGTACCTGAGCTTGGGCCTGCTGTTGAGCCAGCTGCTGCTTAGCCAGATCAGCCTCATGCTGACGATCAGCCGTGGCATTGCTATGATTCAAGATCTTATCGATGGCTTGGAGTTCTATCTGATTCGCATCGACCTGATTATCCGACAGAGCCTTTATTCTAGCAGTCTCTGCGTTGTACCAGTCGATACTTCTATCGGCCTTCAACTGCTGATTCTCCTGCTGGAGCTTCTGGAATTCCTGCATCACCTGTTGGATCTGCTGAGGATCGATCTGAGGCCCCGCCTGCTGTCCCTTCTGATCTTCCGGATCAAGGAACTGAGGCGGAATCGTCTTCTTCAACCTGTCTGCGAGCTTGTCAGCGCCCGGCCAATCCTGTGCCTTTGCGATGATATCACCAGCGACCTGAATCAGCTGCGGCCAGACTTGGATCGCATTCATCATAGACTCGGCAGCTTCCTGACGGCGGGTCGTATAACTAGGCCCGGTGTCAAGAGCGACGTCGTAATTCCCTAAGGAAAGGTCAGGAGACGAAGGATCGTTAGGATCATTGATCTTAATCAGCTTAGGAGTCTCGTCCTGACCGATGATACGGATAATTCTCGTAGAATCGTAGATCTGAGGGATTAACTGGTTGATGACATCCCCGGCTTCTAGGACTGCGGCGTTACCGTTGTCGTAGTAAGTCAGCGCTGCGATGTCGCCTTCCCTCTGGCGGGCATTGATAGCCTTGCCAGACACCTCATTCGACTTAATTCCAAGAGAAGCGTCATGGATTCCAGTGACGTCCTTCATGTCTTGGACGTTAACCTGAGCCTCGTTTAGCAAAGCCATCTGAGGGGCAGGGGGTTCGACCCTCTGAGGAGGGGATTCAGCGCCGTCGTTGTACTTCAGGATAGGATCTCTAGTTAGATGAGCCTTCCGGAACTGGTCTTCGTTACCTTCAAAGGCAGATTCAGGGCCGATCCACTGCGCCTTCGGGGCGTATCCGAGCTGTTCAGCAGCGATACTCCTCCAGAAGTTGCGGAGACGGGCCGGATCTTTCATGAAACGGACAAGACCGTACCTGATTCGATAGCCTTGGATGTTTCCGACCCTACCCGTCATACGAATGATAGGGAGACGGTTCAATTTATACTCGTACGGACCAGCGAGTATGTCCCAGCCGGTCACGAGATGCATCTGGGCGTAAAGACAGGGCGAAATCCTCGTTTTCACGGGATGACCATGCTTCGAGATGACCTGATCGAGGGCATCACCATCGATTACGTGGATAGAACCGTCTTGGAAAAGGCCAAGAAGACGGTCCCTCTCGACGAGTCTCCAGTGTTCCATCACCTTAACCGTCTTGTCGTCGTACCAACCAGTCCTACGAAGGATAGCCTGCTGGTTCATCCCGAGGGTTGACGGGGTCTTACCCGGCCATTTCTCTTCGAATTCTCTCGTGGGGATACGATCCTCGACGAAACAGTGTCGGGCGTCCTTACCAGTCGGATCTACAGCCATTCTATCCCATACAACTGCATGGGCATCCTCGATAGGACGAATCATGATGTCTTGATCGAAGACGTCATCCTTGGCGTACTCGACAGAGACACGGAACGCACCGTCACCACACATCACTTCAGATTCGAAGGCGGAGTCGTAGACTCGATCCGCCCTAGACTGGTACTCGATGGCACGGATTAGGTCGGCTCGTACCTGAGCGATTTCGACGTCACCGTTCTCGGAAGGGAGAACCTTGATACTATTCCTAGCCTGACGCCAGTCACCTACAAGCTGAGCCGTGAACTGAGGGATCGTATTAATTACTAAGCAGGGAAGGCCGGCACGATGCTCAAGGACTTGGGGGTCCCACTGCTCACCAAGAGCGAACTTCTTGTCCTCGATAGCCTCGATACGGTTCTCGTAGTCGGCGTTCAGGTCTTCTTCATACGTCATACGGAGATCATCGAAGTACGATTTTACATCCTCGAAACCCTCAGGGACATACGAGGTCTTAGGGGCGTCGTCGTCATCGTAAGGGAGGGCACCCAAGGTATGACTCTTCGAGTCTTCGTCTTTAAGCCCAGTAGGCTCCTTGTCTTCAGGGGTCATCGGGGTCTGCTGGGACATTCTCTTCCTTTCTTATCCCGCCATCCAGCCGGTTGATACCCCGGATAACGGATTATAAGGATTGTAAACTTTAGTTTTCTGGGGTGGAGAGGGGTCTTCTTTAACCCTCCGTCTAGCAGTGATCTTACCGAAGATCTCAGTCAACCCCCAAACAAGGGCATCGACGCGATCGGGACTGCCAAAACTGTTTGAACGAAGATTGTCCATCGAGAAGAGGCACATCTGATCTTCAAGTTTGTCGAAACGACCGACGTGATGGACACGGCCTTGTTCGTACAACGCTGAAATAGGTTCTGCTCTGACATGCTTACCTCTGGATGCGTTAACTAGAGTTATCGGGACTGACCGATCGACAGCCTTAAGGACTGACGAAACCATTTCACCTCCCTGATTCTTCTCTGCTACGATCCGATCTGCGGAGTATCTTCGATATAACTGGACAGCTCTTCGAGCCCACTCTTCGGGAGATCCTCTAAGTGTACCATCTTCAAGAACGTACCCTCTAGCATATCCGTCGCCGTCTCTAGCGAGGCCAACGACAACAATGCCAGTCTCGTCACTTCCTTCTTCTGAAGAGGTGGCTGGGTCCACTGCGACGATAACACGCTCAAGATCTTCTGGAGCCTCTTTAATTCTGAAAGTATCGATTGATTGTCGACTCCAGAGTGCGCCGGGGATGTCATCTAGGATCTCTCCTTCAAGTTCCTGTCGACCCAACCTAGTACCGCCGTACCTGTCCTCGATCTGTTTCAAGAACGGGGCGGCGAGGTTGGAAGCGTTATCGAACGTACTTCCCTTCGTGACTACGGTGTCTTCGTCCTTGATCAATTTCTTTAGAATCGGAATAGGGCGAGGAGTCGTAGTAACGATCTGCTTAGGATGAGAGCCTAGACGAAGACCGAACTGGAGCTGATCCCAAGTCTCTTGGGCGTACCTCCATTTCGCTAGCTCGTCACACCAAGCCGCGTCATGCTGAGGACCACGGAGCTGGTCAGGTTCGGTGGCGTTATAGAGGTAGGCGACTGCACCGTTAGGCCAAGTCAGCTTCCTATTAGTCTTCTCATAGACGGGACGGAACTCCGGAGGGTGGCAGGACAAGATCCCGGACTCACCCTCGACCATTACGTCTCTCGCATCCGCAGCAGTTTCTGCTACAAGGGCGATTCTAGAGTACTGTCCCTTCCCAAGCGGAGTCGAGCCACAAGCCCACTGCCGGATAGTCTCAGAGCCTGCCCTAGTCTTACCAAAACCACGTCCGGCAAGGATAAGCCAAGTCGTCCAAGACCCTTCGGGGGCTACCTGATTCGGTCTGGCCCAGAAAGGCCAGTGCCAGCGAAGGGCCGAGATTTCCTCTGGGGAGAGGGCGGCTAATCTCTGCCGACGCTCTTCTTCTGATAAGGCAGATAAAAGTTGTGCCGGCGAGAGATCAGCCATAGGAAACCTTAGACGATTGCGCCCTTGACGACGGCGAAATTATAAACCGGGGATTCAGTCGTGGTGCCCGAGATCGACGCCGAGGTGATGTTGAACGAACCAGCCGCAGTAGCAGTGACAGCGATACGACGGGGATCGGTACCACTCTTCTGGGAAACGACGATGACGTCACCGGCATCGACGAAAGAGTTCGTAACAGTGAAAGTCGAGTCAGTAGCGGAGTTAGCCGCAGAGACAAGGGTGATCGTACCGACAGGCGAGTTAATCGTGACACCGGTGGTACGCGAAGTCAACTGGGTCACCGCGGTAGTGTTAGCAGTCGTACCATAGAGCTGGACTGCGCCGGGGCCGCCGACACCGTTACTGTCACGTCGGTCGAGAGAGATGTAATCGTTAGCTGCAATAGTCATTTAGTTTCCTTTGACGAGTTTGATGTCCGGTTTGTCCGGATTATTGTTCAGATTCGGGAGTTCTTTCGGAGTCGAAAGATTCGAGATCGATCGAGTGAAGTCCTCGACATCCTTAGAGATTTGTTCGTACTTGATAGCTTCACCATCCTTACCAGTGATCTCCTGTTTATCAGTGAACATCACGAGATGGCGTCCGATAAGTTCTAGGCCTCTAAGGACTGCGGAATAGTTACTCTGAGTCTCTGCCTTCTCGACGGTGTTAATCAACTTCCGAAGGACGTAGTCAGTAGTGACCTTTAACTCTTTAACTCTCTCGACGGCACGGACTTCGATAGCGGCTTTGATGTGGGGTTTCGAGAGGAGTTCTGTAGAGATCTGACGCTGGTTATTCCCCTCGTATCCAGCTCTACGGGCAGCCTCGGCGCCGTTGTAGTTACACTCGAAGTAGGCTTCTACGAAGAGGCGCTGCTTCATCGTTAGTTTCTTATTTTCATCCATTCTTAGCTACTTACTTCATCTTGGCTGAGGAGGTTCGGGGGAAGGATCGATTCGACGATTTAGACCGTACACGAAGATTAGACGGAGAGTTCGAACCACCCTTTGCTAGAGGCTTCTTATGGTCGATGTCTTTACCGTCACCTACGGAAGCCTTACCAGCCTTGATCATCTGTCGCCGGGCGTTGTTCCTTTCGGCTCTCTTCTTCAGCTGTTCTGGCTTGGCGTTATACTTCTTTTGTGCGGCTTGGCGGGCCGGGGTATTCTTTAACGTAACCATGGAAGAGATCTCCGAAAAGACAGAAAAATAAGAACGTTCAACTTATACTATATTATAACATACTTCGTCGATCTTGTCAAGAGAAATCTTTATCTCCGTACAATAAAATTCATTCTCGTACAAGAATAAGGGAATTTCGTTAATTTTTTACCTTCTTTTGTATTTTTTTCTTGACAAGATTCTAGATCTGTGATATAATATCTATGGGGAGGTTATAGTATAATATTATATAAGAATATATAGAAGATAAAGATAAAAGATTTATAAGAGAATATATTTATAAATAT